TCTGGAAGAGGAAAAGGCCGAACTCCGCAAGCGCGGTTTGATTTGAGAGGAGGATAGAAAATGATGCGAGGACTTGTGATCGCCACCAACGGTGATATGCGAGTGCAGACCTTTACCGCACCGGCGCTGGAGGATGTGCAGAAAGTTGTCGGCGGCTATGTGGAGACTGTTCCCGTCCGCAACATCGAGGGCCACTACCTGCTGATGGTGGACGAGGATGCCCGCCTGCAATGGCCGAGACCCGTTGTCAACGAGGTTGCCAGCTTTCTGGCCTGCACAAAGATTTTCGGCACTGTAGTTCTGACCAGCGCCTACGGCCCGGAACTGGGCCTGCCCGATGACATTGCCCATGTTCTGGGGGATGTCATCATGGCAACGCTGCCGGGCCGGTGCAGATGGGAGGATGAAGCATGATCCGCTTACTGAAAAAGGCAATGCAGCTTATCTGCCTTGCGCTGATGCTGGCGGTTCTGATGGCCGTGGTTTCTGTGGCCGATGGCGATATGCCTCTGCTGAACGGCGTGATCCTGTTCATCAGCTGTCTGCTGGGCGTAAATACCTGCCTTGGAATCTGGTTCAAGCTGGACGATAAGGAGCGTGGCCGCCGTGAGTGATCTGCCCGATGCCGCCCACATCCGCAACCTGCGGAACACGGGATACCGTGACGGCAAAGACCCAACCTACCCGGTCTGCCCGATCTGCGACCAGACCTGCGAGACCATCTACATCAGCGCTGATAACGAGATCGTTGGCTGCGACCAGTGCATGACGACCCGAAATGCGTGGGAAGTCACCGAATGCTTCGGAGAATGAGAGGTACAAAATGATTGAAGCAAAACAAACCCACTGCGGACAATATAAGCCGTATGGCGATTTTTTCCGCATCTGGAATGTCCAGACGAATCTGCCGCAGGATGAAGTCGTCAAATGGTGCTTTGAAAAGCTCTATTACGGAAAGGTTCTTCCGATTCACGCAGAATGGAGAGCAAACATCGCCTATGGAGCGCCCCATTTCAGCGATCCCGGCTATTACTTTGCTGGTTACTACGCCATCAGAGAGATTGATGGCGGTTTCGAGTTCAAAGTCTGCGAACCGTTTTGCGACTGACAAGGAGTGTTTTGATGAAGTTCTATTTCACCTACGGCAGCAGCGGCATGGCCTACGAGGGCGGCTGGACGGAGGTTGAAGCCCCATCCAGAGCCACCGCCGTGCAGGCATTTTCCGCTTTTCACCGCCCTGTCAACGGCATGACGGCCTGCTCGGACATCTACACCGAGGCGGCGTTCCGCAAGACCGGTATGCTGGATAGCGGCAACTTCGGTGCTAAGACACGCGAGAAAATCACCATCGTGCGGGAGCTTTTCTAACCCCGCGCACAAAGAAAGGAGTATATCACATGGACGGAAATTCCGAACAACTGCAAGTCATCAACTTAAAGCAGCTGCCCATCATCGAGGAGCGGCTGCGGGATGTGAAAGCCAAAATCGAACAGCGGACCAGCGCCGTCATGGCCCTGGCCGTGACCGAGGAAACCCGCACCGATGTCAAGAAGATCCGCACCGAAGTCCGCAAGGAGTTGGAGGGCTACGAAGCCCAGCGCATGGCCGTCAAAAAGGCCATTATGACCCCCTACGAACAATTTGAAGCGGTCTACAAGGAATGCGTCTCGACCCCCTACAAGGCCGCCGATGAAGCGCTTGGCAAGAAAATTGCCGATGTGGAGGCTGGCATCAAGCAGCAGAAAGAGGATGATGTCCGGGCTTTCTTTAACGAACTGACCAGCGGCTTCGGGCTGGATTGGCTGAAGTTTGAACAGATGAATCTCAAGGTCACGCTGACCTGCACACCCAAGGCCATGAAGTCCGCCATCACACAGAGCGTCACCAAAATCGTCCGTGACTGCGCTGCGCTGGAGGAAAACCCGGACCGTGACGAAATTATGGTCGAATATCAGAAATCGCTCGACCTTGGTTCTTCCTGCCAGATCGTGCAGCAGCGCCACAAGCAGCTGGAAGCCCAGCGCCGCGCCGCCGAAGAACGCCGCGCCCGCCAGCAGGCCCAACAGGAAG